GGGCTTCACCATTCAGGTGACCGAAATCCTGCCGCATCACGTCATGCGCGACATCATGTATCCGATTTATTCCCACAAATACCGCTACCTGCTGCAGGTGACGGTCACGGATATGCCGATGATCCGCTTTCGCAGTATCAGCAACGTCCTGACGCCGTTAATCAGCCTGCAGGCGCAGATACTGGAATGTTTTTTACGTCGTTACCGGCTCGCTGGCCACGATTATGATTTTCTTTACGAGGTTTAATTATGTATCACCTGGATAATGCCTCTTCCGTTCCTGATATGCCCGCCATTAAGCCGGTATTATTTACCGAGCGCCGCTGGTTTACCGAAGGCGGTGACGGTATTCAGCCGAGTTATCCGGGCGCGGACTGGTTTAATGCTATTCAGGCGGAAATGCTGAATGTACTGGCGCTGGCCAATATCACGCCGGAAAAAACGCAGCTGGATCAGTTTGCTCAGGCTATCCGTATTTTCTCCTCGGACTATATGCTGCCGCCGGGTATTCCGTTTGCGTGGCCGGGGGCGACAGCGCCCACCGGCTTTATGCTGATGCTGGGGCAGAGCTTCGATAAAACTGCCTATCCTCGCCTTGCTGTCGCTTATCCCTCCGGCGTTCTGCCGGACATGCGCGGCCAGACCATTAAGTTTTTGCCTGCCTCAGGGCGTGCACTCCTGTCTTATGAAGCCGATGGTGTTCTGGCACATATTCATGGCGGGACAGTTTCCTCTGCTGACCTTGGTACACTTCCGACAAGCAGCTTTGACCACGGAACGAAACCGACCAGTTCAGATAACGAACATGATCATGATGGGGGAATGGTTGCGCCGGGTGATGTCTGGGATCCGGATTATGTCGTCGGGTCTGACAATGATTCCCACCGTACCCGAAACAAGACCAGCAAAGCCCCCGCGCATAATCATACGGTGGAAATTGGTATTCACGCGCATACCGTTTATGTAGGCCCCCATGCTCATGCCGTAACGATTAACAGCACCGGGAACAATGAAAATACCGTCAAAAATATCGCCTTTAACGCCATTGTGAGGTTAGCGTAATGTCATTTGAATTCTCCCAAAGCCCGCAGGCCATCTGGCTTTATCAATATGATGCTGATGGTGTTTATATTGGTTCCGTCTTTATGACTATTCCGGCTGGCACTGGCTTACCGCTTAATACCACACACATTCCCTGTGAGCCGGGTAAAGGCCAGACCGGTATATTTAAAAATGGCGTATGGGAATATGTTGACGATATTCGCGGGACCCGTTACTGGAATATTCAAGGCACCGGCTTTGTTATTTCCGCGCTGAGTGAATCCCTGCCTGAATGGGCTGTGCTCATTGAGCCACCGGTGGTTGATGCTGGTTACGTTCTGCTCTTCTCCGATGGGCAGTGGACGCAAGTTGAAGATAAGACTGGTCAACTTTATAACGAGAGCAACGGTGCGAAGCACGTTGTTTCTGATGCATGGTTCATCCTCCCGGAGGGCTGCACGTTCGTTGCCCCGCCAGAAGACAAGTCGACGTTCGTCACCCGCTGGAACGGCACCGAGTGGGTTTACCTCAAAGACCTGCGCGGCCAACTTGCATGGAATACCGAAACCCGCGAATCGACCACGATTGTGGAAGTTGGCCCCGTTCCTGACGGTTACACCCTCAAAATGCCGGGCCAGTTCGATGAGTGGGATGGCTCAGCCTGGGTGAAGAACGTAGAAGCCGAGCAGGCTTACCTTATCGTTCAGGCCGACCGGCAAAAAGCTAAGTTACTGTCTGCGGCATCCGAGCAGATTTCACTGCTCAGTTACGCCGTAACCAGTGGTCAGGCCACCCATGAAGAGACTTTGCTGCTCGCAAACTGGGAAGAGTATCGCCTCGCCGTGAGTCGCGTTAATACCACTTCAACCGATATTGTCTGGCCTGAGAAGCCGTAAGGAGTCGTCATGTATCATCTCGACAACACCAGCGGCGTCCCGGAGATGCCGGAGCCAAAAGAAACCCAGACGATTTCTACCCGCTGGTTTGGCGAAAGCGTCGATCAGGGTGGAATAAGCTGGCCGGGCGCAGACTGGTTTAATATCGTACAGGCTGAGTTATTAGCGATACTTGACCTTGTCGAGGAATCCCCGGATAAAACCAGATTTAATCAGATAGCTAACGCTATCAAAATTCTTGCCGACCAGTTCCCCAGTCAGTTGGGGCTTCCTGATGGTACAGACCTGATTAATTATCTTGCTCTGAACGGGGCCAGTGAAAGGACGGTGCTCTCACGGCTCAGGGATAATATCTATATTACAGACTTCTATTCTGAAAATGATGGTGATGACTGGCATCCCGCATACCAGAGAGCTTCCCTGCTGGCAAAGAATGTCTGGTTTCCTGATAACCGTGTCTACACGGTTCGCTCCACCCTTATCATGCCTGCTGGTGGCGGGATATGTGGGTCTGGTAATGCAGTGATTGCATCGCCCCCCGCGACTGATGCCAGTGGAAGCGGTCTTATTACCGTCATCAGGGCTGATAACGTTAATGATGTCAGACTCACTGGTATCATAATTGATGGTGGCGTGCGCGAGGTGATGACGGAGAAAAATTACACACGCCCATTGAGAATGATCAACTGCAAAAATATCGTCTGGAACAACCTGACCATTATCAACAATGCAGACTGGTCATTCTCTCTCGAATCATGTGCGGAAATAAGCATTCAGCGGTACAAACAGCGCTCTTATGTATACCAGGATCCAGCACTGACAAGACTACGTGCAGGCGGACGCGATGGCGGTCATCTCATGGACTGCATTAATGCTGTACTTATTGATTCTGATATCGAATCCGGAGATGACTGTATTGGAATTACGTCAAAGCTTTCAGGAACATCCAACATCACTGTTCGTGGTCTGCGTGGTTCATCGGTAATCGCAAGCCTTGTTATTTACAACGAGGAGCAAATTACTGGCTCAAATGACTATTACGCAATGCCAGCGGATAAACTTGTTTTTGAGGATATCCGTGTCAAAAAAGCGGGTTCATCAAGAAATGTTGTCAGAATTGCCAAATATAATACGCTTTCAACGGTAAAGGATTGTTCTGTCTCTGGTGTCTCCGGCGAGGGGTACTCTCATGGTGCCCTTTTCCAGCGGGTGGAGGGTCTCAACCTGGCTGATATTGATGTCAGTTCCTCGGGAGCGCATGGTGCCTACATCTCCAATTGCACCAAAGTTGAGGGGGCTGTTAAAGGAAGCACCAAAGCCTCGGGATTTGATGGCGTCAATATCTTTAATGGTGAAGCCCATAATCTCGATGTGGAGTCGAGTAACTCTGCAAGCTATGGTATCCAGGTTAACGGACTCAAAAACTCTGTCGTCCGTCCGAAAGCTTCAAATTGCGGTGGTGTCGACTTCTCTCTGGCTCGTGGCGGGGGTGGCCGTATTGTTAACACAGTCGGCGTTCATATTCCCTCAGGCTTGTTTATAGGGGAGACTTCAACGAGTTATTACGGACTGAATGCTGTTCCTGGAAGCAACACTGATTTGCGCGTGGCAGATGATGTTAAACGTTCCGGCCTGATACCCTCAACGCCTCTTGGAAAGATAAACTATTTGCGCCAGCCTGCGGCAAGCCTGAAGTTCAAGGAGGATGGTGCGCAGAACATCATTCTGTATTCCAGTGTTGGGTGTACGTTAACCCGTAATGGTGTTGGTAATTACACCGTTACTTTCACAACCCCTATGGACTCAACTGGTTTTCAGTTCTTCCTTGGGGCGTGGCACGTAGGTGCCGAGCGTAAAGTTATCCTTTCAACACAGATAACAGTCAATGGATTCTCGTTCGTTGTAAGGGATACAGCGGGCGCTAATACGTACTCTGATCACATTTCGCTAATTGCGTATAACACATAGGTAATTTATGAGCATCAAACTTATTTTCAGTACCAGAAACCTTGATGAACCGACGTTACAGTCGCAGTTTGAAAGTGAAATGAAGACGAGAGTTCAGTTGTTTTATCCTGATCATGATGTATCTGTCAGCTTTCATGATGGTGATGATCTATACGAAATCATTCCTGTGGAAAATGAGTCTACTGAAAGCACTTTCAGGGCCGTGATAGCCGGATTTAAGTCTGACATCATGTTTTACTCGTTAGGTATTGCTTGATATCGAGCAAACCCAAACTAACTACGTGCAGTCATGCCTGGTTTTGTCTGCACGCTCTGAAATCCCCCGCACTAAATATTTCTGTATCAAATGTTTTAAAATTCAGCTTTATGAGTGGTATCAATTATTTTTTAAAACGGTATCAAAAAATTTCGCGCGCTATATGCGCACCAGAAAATGGTGGAAAGTCATCAGAAGATGATGGGAAATAACACGGTATCCACGACCGTCCCG